ATTCTTCCGGACGAACCTGACAAGGTGTATATAGGTTCGCTGTCCGGTGAAACGAACCTTGAAGAGATTCGACACGTCGCCCAAGGCACGCTCACCTTTTTCTGCTCTGATCCGCACATATTGGACACAGACGTACAATCTGCCCAATTCGCCGCAAATGGCCAATTGACAATAGTCAACGACGGGACAGCCGAAACATACCCGTCGTTTTCAATTGCGTTCAACCAGTCGACTACTTTTTTTGAGATAGTTAACCATACGACAGAAAAGCGTGTGAGACTCGGATTTCCGATTGAGGTTGAGCAAACGGCAATTGAGCGTGAAGAGTTGGTTCTCCATGACACAATGGCCAGCACAAGCGGCTGGCAACAAGGCAGTATCATCGACAACGGAGTCATCACTGGACAAATGGCAAGTGATGGGCAACGGTTCTATGTAGAAGACTACGGCGAAGGTGATCCCGGCAAATGGTACGGCCCGGCTTTGAAACGTTCTTTCACGCAGTTGCAAGACTTCCGTATTGAGATGTACGGACGCATCAACAACCTGATAGGCCAAGTCGGACGCTTGCAACTGTATCTGCTTGACCCGAACGATAGAGTAGTAGGTATGATAGGTATGCAGGATGCAAATGTCTCAATGCCCATCAATTACGGCATGGCTCGAATTGGGGCATATGGTACAGGTTATCCCCTTCTCTATCAAACGGCTATGACACCAAGCGCATGGAACAACTTCAACGGCATATTTCGTATAGAGAGGATAGGCAACCGCTGGACATCGTACATTGCGAAAATCGACGCACAGGGACAACACTCGTGGATGTCAACACGCCATTTCACCGATGTTGAGGCACAGTTTATGCAAAGGGTATCTCAAGTACAGGTACACATGGGTGTGTTCAAGCCTAATAGCGGTCCGGACTATGAACCCGTTGAACTAAGTGCAAGTGAAGTAAAGGTATATCGCATCAACGAACCCCAATCAGCGCAGGAGATTCCAATCATTGCCCATGCTGGTGATGTATATGAGGTGAACAACGGCCTGAACCGCGTTCTGAGAAACGGCGAGCCTTTCAATCAAATCATAGCGCTTGAAAATGAGTTTTTCGCGCTTGAAAAAGGCTCAAACGCGCTTGAGGTGTTCCCGAAAGGCATAGCAACGGTCACTATGAATTGGAGACGGAGGTGGGTGTGATGAGTAGGCTTCATAGGGAAACAAACCCTACGCCTGGTTTTAGTCCTGGTGTTCTCCCGCAACACGAAAAAACAGACGGCACTTTTGTGGTGACGGGCGAGAACAATCCGTTGCCCACGATCATTTACGGCCCGGATGGGCAACCTTTGTTCACGGCTGAAAAACCGGCACATGTTCAACTAACAGGGAGAAAAGTTGAGGAAGTTATACTTTATCCACGAGCAATCAGAACATCAAATACAGCTCGAGCCGTTATCGTTCCGTCTGGAGCAATTGGGTTGATTGTGACAGTGATGGTGTATGGCGTAACAGGGACTTTTGGCAGTAATCAAGGGTTACACTTAAGCGTAGGACAAATTGATAACATGAGTACGTTAGGAGCCTACAGACTTGTGACAAATAGAGTTACCTCGCCACACCGACTACACGGTTATATTTATCCTGGGCTCGATTTATCTAATGCTCAGAACATAGCTAATGCTCAATTTGTGGGTGTATCTATGATACCCTTTGCTAGAGTCGGGATTGGAATGGACATCTCAGGGACTTTTGACACTGACCAAGGATTTGATTGCGAGTTGCGCTATTATTGGTTTTACTAAGGGGGTTGGTAATATGGATTTTGAACAGCTCAAAAAAGAAGGCAAGACGATCATCTACAAAGAAACAGAAACAAACGAACAACAACCCGATGGTTGGGAGTTTTGGGGGGAGAGAAAAACGGAAACCGAGCATGTGTATGTATGGCGGAAAATCGTGACAATTGAGGAAGCTGAACAGTATTGGGTTGAACAGGAGTTTTAAAACTAACAGGGGCGATAGTTGAATCGCTCCCTTTCCTTTTGAAACGGAGGTGAACGGATGAAACCCACTCCGATCTACATCTTTGACAGAAACGAAACCTTGCGCTTGATACTCGAACCTAAAACGCACACATCAATTGTGCCCGGCAAAAGCGGATATACTCAATTAGCATCGATGTTCATGGGTGACGGCGAAACCAGCCCGATGCGGATTGAGCGTCCTTTGCCGTACACGAACGGGAAATATATCGAGGAACTCAACGGACAGGAAACGCTTGAATTTGAAGTACCGTATACGGAAAAAGACGAAGAAGTCGAGTGGATAGAGGGCGATGGGCGGGCGGTCATTCGCGATCCTGACGGCAACCTGGTCGAGTTCATCATTCGCGAGGTACACGATGAAAACAGTCACGACGGAACGGTCAAACGTGTATTGTGCGAGTCGGCAGAGTACGAACTCAACGACGAATGGTTGACCGGATACGCAGCGCAGAACGTCACGCTACGAACAGCTATGACCGCGATTCTCCAAGGCACGAGGTTTGAACCAGGCATCATCATGGACACCGAACCACGAAATGTTAGCCTGGGGCCGATGAGCGTCAAACGTGCTATCACGGAACTGATTGCTTTGTATGGCGGCGAAAAAAGAAAACGGGTTGAGTTTGTGGGCAACCGAATCACTCGGCGATATATCGACATCCTTTCTCGGCGAGGCGAATTCACGGGCAAGCGCTGGGAGTATGGCAAGGATATACAGAACATACGCCGTGAAGTGGACTACACGGGCATCAAAACCGCACTGTACGGCTTCGGCCAATCGCAGGAAAACGACGGCCCCCGCATCGACTTTGCCAACGTAGCGTGGTCAAAAGCAAACGGCGATCCTGTTGAAAAACCGGCTGGCCAGCGTTGGGTTGGCGATCCCGAAGCTTTGATTATATATGGATACGACGGAGGCACACGGCACAGATTTGGCGTGTACGACAGTCAAGCCGAAGATCCTGGCCAACTTTTGCTTGAAACATGGCAGGAGCTTCAAAGACGGAACAAGCCGAATACAACATACGAGATGGACGTGATTTTGCTTGAGCGTTTGACGGGTAGAGACCACGAAAAAGTCCGGCTCGGTGACGGCACCTACGTCATTGATCGTGCAATGAAACCGGCTGCTGAACTCGAAGCGCACGTTATCAGTATTGAACATGACTTGAGTTATCCTACACGGTCAAAGGTTCTACTTGGTAACTTTCGTGAATCATTTTTCGCAGAGTCCGAGCGCATCCGATCGGTTGAACGTATCGTAAGTGACCGCCAAGGAAACTGGGATGCGAAGGAAACACCAGCCGGAGCACAAGAGAAGATAGACAAAGCAATCGATGAGCTTGAGATTGACGACGGAAAGTTTCCCGACATCGTGCCTCCTGTGCCAACAAACGTACAGGCAACCGGGCTTTTTCGCACGGTTTCTGTCACATGGGACTATGATCCATCCTCGTATATAGCCGCATATGAGGTGTATGCAAGTGAGATAGCAGGGTTTACGCCAAACTCAGCCAACTTGGTGTTCCGCGGCAAGACAGGAGGATATGTTCACGAGGGAGATGTCAACAAGACATATTATTTCCGAGTGCGAGCGGTCAACCATCATGGCACGGCTAGTGACTATTCGCCGCAGGTGTCGGCATCTACTGTCCGTGTACAGACGATAGACATAGAGTTTGATGCGGTGACAAGCGACCGCCTTGCTAACCTGGCAGTGACTGCCGAGAAGCTAGCGAGTGGGGCGGTAGAAACAGACAAAATAGCACCAGGCGCGGTTATAGAGGAAAAGATAGCCCAAGGTGCTGTTACGGCACAAAAAGTGGCAGAAGAGGCTATCAAGTCAATACACATTGAAACTGGAGCTATTACAAACCAAAAGCTTGCTGATTTGGCGGTGACGGCTGAAAAACTGGCAAGCGGGGCAGTGACAACGCCAAAGCTTGCTATCAGCGCAGTGACTAGTGATCGTCTTGCCAATCTATCAGTGACGGCTGAGAAGTTGGCAGATGAGGCTGTCGAGGAAGAGAAGCTGGCAGATGAAGCTGTCAGCACTACAAAGATCAAGGAAGCGGCCATTACGAGTGCGAAGATTGCCGAGGCGGCAGTGGGAACGGCGGCTATCGCCAATCTTGCTGTGACAAACGCAAAGATAGCAAACGCGGCCATTGACAGTGCGAAGATACAAGACGCAGCTATCACAAGTGCAAAGATAGCTAATGCAGCTGTAGGAACTGCTGCAATTGCTGATTTGGCCGTGACAACAGCGAAGGTGGCAAACGCAGCCATCACAAACGCAAAAATAGCAGACCTGGCTGTAGGTACGGCGAAGATAGCAGATGCGGCGATCACCAACGCAAAAATCGCCAATCTTGCAATTAGCACCGCCAAAATACAAGACGCTGC